CAACGTCGGCAATCCCGTGGTGACGCTGCAGCTGACCACCTACGGCACGTCATACACGAGCGTGAAGTCGATTGCTCGAGCGGTACGCCTGGCGGTGGATGGCTGGACTGGCACGACTGCCGGGGTGACGATCCAGCGAAGCACGCTGCAGACTGAGGCTGACGGCGTGGACTTGCCAGCCGATGACCAGATGCTGCCGTACTACTCGGTGGTGCAGACGTTTGACTTCCGAATCAATGAGGCAACGTGATGGCAATGCCAGCCATAAAGTTTGAGTTCCCAGACTTTGAGGAGCTCAGAGAAGGATTCCGTCAGTTGCCGAAAGGGCTTTCTGCAATCACGCAAGGCGCAGCCGTTAAGCGTGCAATGCTTCCGGCCGTGGCAGCGTTAAAGGCAAACTCGCCAAAAGGGCCAACGGGCAACCTTGCAAGAGCGGTGAAAATCAAGTCTGTGCGTTACGCCGAAAGCGGCACTGGCGCGGCAATCGTCGGATACGTGAAGGCCGGAACCGGAAAGGCGAAAGTGGCTCAAGGCGGCAAAGTGAAAAAGGGTGCAGACAGGGCGTTCCATCAGTTCTGGATTGAGTTCGGAACCAAGGAGCGCAAAGTCAAAACACGATCAAGCCGTGGTTTTATGATTGCGTCCAGTTTTGGAAGCCTTGGGCCTTTTTCCATCCGTCGCCAAAGAATGGTGAAGGGCGGACGCAAGGTCGTGCAGTCCACGCCGAAGTACCCTAAGTCTTTTTTCAAGGCCGCCAAGGCTGGCGAGGTGCTTGTGCTGCCAGCCGTGAAGGCCCAGCACCCGGTGCGAAAGACATGGGAACAAGTCAGCCCGCAGGTGGCCGCAAGCCTTACGAAAGAACTGCGGCAAGGGCTCGTAAATGCTCAGAAACAGCTAGCGAAGTACGCCGCAAAGAAAGCCGCAAAGTCCGGCAAGTAACTGCAAGGGGTGCCTATTGGTCGCCTAGTTTGTGAATAGGGCTTGCCGCCCATAACTCACTAGGAGAGGCCACGATGGCAACTGATTCGCAGGGCAATAGCTTTGTCTTTGCTAGCTCGACGTACACCGTCACGAGCGTCACCGTCACGCCCGGCGGCGATCTGCTGGACGAGTCGCACCTGGGCCTTGCCACCGGTGCGGGGCGACGATACCAGACCCCGGCGTTGAAGGACGACGAGATCAGCATGGAGGCCCTCGGCACCTCAACCGTGGCGGTTGGCACTAGCGGCAATCTCGTGTTTGCCAGCACGACGTACACCGCCATCTGTTCGAGCTCGAGCGTGGCCTACGCCGTTGGTGAGTTGGTCAAGCAGTCCCTGACGTTCAAGGTTCGTTCATAGCCGAGGGACGGCATGGCGAACGTCTCGCAGGGCACGACCGTCACCTGGAAAAGCACTGCGCTTTCCGAGGTGATTTCTATCTCCGTGGACGGCGTGTCTGCGGACGTTGTTGAGATAACGCCCAGGAGCTACCAAGGGCGCGACAAGCGTTTCAAGTCCGCAGACGGCGACTATGGCACCATCACCGTGCGATGCCGTGGCACGGCGGCAATGAATACGTCGTACGTCACGACCACGGGCTTACTTTCCATCACGGCCCCCGGCGCGTCGTTCTCGTCTAGCAAGTCCATCCTTCAGTCACTTGCCTGGAATGCTAGCGTGGGTGAACTGCAGGAATGGACTGTAGTTTTTAAGATCACGGAGTGACGCATGGGGCTTGCTGAAGAAATCCTTGCCGCTGATCAGTCGCAGTCGCTCAAGGTCAACGTGCCTGAGTGGAAGTGCGACGTGTGGATTCGCACGCTGCCGCTGGGCGAGTTGCAAGCGTGGGAGCTTGCCTGCCTTCGAGCCAAGGGCGACGGCATTGATGATTTCCGCACGCGGTACTTGTGCAAGTGCCTCGTTGATGCGGACGGCAAGCCGCTCTTTACCAGCGAGCAACTCAAGGGGCTCAGCGGCACCGTTGGTGCGCGGCTTTTCAAGATTGCTCAGCGGCACAACGACTTAGACGAGAAGGAGATTGAGGACATCGGAAAAAACTCCTAGCCCGGCCGCTGGATGCCTTTGTGTATCTGCTGGCCGGGACGTTGGGGCGAACTGTTGAGGAACTTGGCCGCACGATGAGCGTGGCTGAGTTCAAGGGTTGGCTGGCAATGCACAGGTACGTGGCACCTTTGGATCTCGGAGGCTGGCGGCAGACAGGGCGAATAGTGGCGGCGACTCTGGCCCCATACACAAAGGGCAGGCCACCAAACGAAGAAGATTTCATGCCGATCGAACGGCCGCCAATGACTGGCGCACAGATCGCAGCGGAACTCTCAAAGCTAAAGCGGTGACGTATGGCAACAACTCTGGCACTGGCGATGCGGGCAAGCATGTCCGCAGGCGGCGTTGTGTCGGGTGCCAACCAAGCCGCCAAGGCTATGGACCGGCTGGGCGATCAGGCCCGCAAAACTTCCAGTGACCTGTCGCTCATCAAGAACATCGCCATTGGGGCCGTGGTTGCCAAGGGCATTGGCATGGCCGCCGATGCGTTTATGTCGGCTGCTCGAGCGGCTGGCAGTTACGCAGCCAATGTTGCCCAAGGCGTGGATGCCATGAATGACTTGGCGCAGCGCACGGGCATTGGCGTTGAGTCGCTGCAAGCTTTGCAAATGGCCGCCAAGCTCTCAGGCATTGATGACGTAACTGGAGCCGTTCAAAAGCTTGGCGTGGAAATCGGCCAAGCAGCAGAAAGCGGAAAAACCGAAGCATTTACAAAGCTGGGCATCAACTTTCAAAAACTGCAGGCGATGGCACCGGAAGATCAGTTTAAGGCCATCCAGGCCGCCATCTCTGCACTGCCAACACCAGCGGAGCGAGCAGCCGCCGCCGTTGCTGTTTTCGGCAAGGCCGGCGTTGAGCTCTTGCCGTTGATGAATCAGAACCTTGCCGAAGTTGAAGAGCGTATGCGGAGGCTTGGGGCAGTAGTTGGCGAAGACCAAGTGGAAGCCATCGGCGGCATGAATGACGCTCTAGACATGGTTAAGGCTACGTTTGACGGCATCATCGGCAACGTGGTTGGCAACCTTGCCCCTGTCGTTGAGTCGCTGGCTAACGACTTGCTGGCGTTCGTGGAAGAGTTCAACAACGTCGGAGGCGAAGGCGGCGGCATTGCCGACACGATTTCCAACGCCTTGCTTGATGTGGCGGACTACTTTGCTGGCATCTTTGACAACGCCGTGGCGCAGTTTGATGGCTTTGGTGTGACGCTACAGGAAGTTGGTGCTGTGTTTGAGTTCACCGGCAACGTGTTCACTGCCGTCTCAGAGATTTTGCGGGCAGGGTTCAATGCGTTTGAGTTGGCCGGAAACCTTTTGGCTGTTGGGCTCGGCACGTTCCTAGAAGGCCTTGGGTCTTGGGTTTCCAACGACCTTGAGCAGGCTGGGAAAGATTTGGCAGCAAACGCTCAAAAGCAGGCGCAACAAAACTCCCGAGAGATGCAAGGTGCCGCGTCTAACGCCGGTGCAGCAGCTAGCCGCGCAGTGTTTGGCGGCAACTCTTCGCAGAGCGCGCCGGAAGGCCCGGCAGGGCGTGCTGTCAACCGTGCCCGAGAGCGAATGAACGACTCAGAGGCCCGTGCTGAGCGTGAGCGAGCAAGGGCACAGAAGCAACGAGACGATAAGGCTGCAAGGGAAGCCGCAGCTGCGGACGCTAAGGCGAAGAAAGACGCCGAAGACGCACGCAAGCGACAGGAAGAGGCGTCGAAAAAGGCTGCAGCAATTGACGAGAAGATGGCCGGGAAGCGTGGCGACATTGGCGACATTCTTTCCGAGCGTGCCGCCGCCCTTGGCGGCAAGTCCAACGAAGCCTTGAAGGCAAACGACGTTCGCTCTAGCGAGGGTATAGCCCAGTTCTTGGCCTTGGCATCAGGGCGAGAAGATCCCGCGATCGCTGAGTACCGCAAACAGACTCAGAAGCTTGACGAGATCCGTGGCGAGCTTCGGGCCTTGCAGCAGGAAAAGGTAGACATCCTAGGAGCAGCCGCGTAATGGGCGTCGTCTCCTATACCGAGCTCGCCACCGTCGCCGCTTCGCGGAAGTTTGGCGAAGCGCCCACTTTTCAACGCAAGTTCGTTGTTGAGGTGGATGACCCGGCGACTTCTCAGACAACAATTGCCAACGCGCCCGGCATTTCGTTTCTGGCAGCACATCCAGAAGCGTCCTACTGCAAGGCAATGAATGTAGGCGTTTCCAACTACAGCGGCTCCCGCTGGCACTACGAGGTGACGTGGGACTACGAACTGCCCAAGCAGCAGAACGTAGACCCGAAT